TAGTAAGTGTTTCATTATCTGAGCCCACTCTTTCCATTAATTCTAAGACTGTCATTATTTTGCTCCTTGCATTGCCATCGCAGTTGCTAATGTTTTAGGATTGTTTTCTATATAAGATTTTATTTCTGCTAATGCTAAGTTATAATGTTGTTGAGACATTTGACCAAAATGTGTACGTTCTCCTAATTGAGCCTGTATTGTTTGAATCCTCGCCATTAACATTTCACTATCTTCTTCTGTTCGTATCCAATGTTCTGTTCCCATATTACTACTATTAGCACTAAAATCTCCTTGCCTAGCAGATGCCATCATTAATTTTGCAAACTCTTTAAAACAAGCATAATTAATAACTATATTTCTTAAATCAGAATCATCATCTATTTTAGTGTGGTCTATATATAATGCTTTTGCTGTTTCAGAATCAGTAGGAGTAGGTTTAACTATTATTACAGAACCTTTAGCTGTAACTGCATTATCAAAATAATACTTAGGAAATTTAGATGTAGCTACTTTTAAACTTCCAGAACTTGCTTCTATAAAGGGAGCATCTTCCCTTGCAACCTCTCTTGCTTCAAATCCATTTCTTGATACACTTAATATACTATCTGTAGCAATCGGAACTACAATATTGCCACTAGCATTTCCACCATCGCTACTAGGACTTGTAAAAGTAGAAGCCCACTTTAATAAGTTTTTAGGAACATTTGCTACTACAAACTTTTGTGAAGATACAATGAAGTCTGCATCAGCTGTAGATACTCCTGTTATGTCTTCTATTTCGTCTGCTATTACTGTTGTTGCCATATTTTAATTCTCTATATACAGGGGAGCCGAAACTCCCCCATATATTGTTTATTTACTAACTAAATGGTGTATCTAAAGTACCACTACCTAGTAATTGACCTTCAACTGTCCAATATCCGTTCTCATTAACAATGAATTTTGCCCAGCTACCGATTAAACCACCGGTTGTGCTTCCATTCATTGAAAAAATAAGGTCATTGGATTCATCAGCTGCAAACTCAGCTTGGTTAGCAACTGCATCAGTAGCCTTAGTAAGATAAACGCTGCCTTCAAGTAAATCGCCAGACGCTGCTGTTACACGAACAAGGTCAGAAGATGTAACAGTAACTGCTACTTCTATCTTAACCCATAATCCAGCATCACTTGCATCTATCGAAGGAAGAGTTATATCCATTCCATTAGCATGATGACTTGCATATGTTCTACATAACTCATCTTTGCTAGGGGAATATTGACTATTGTCGCCAGCCACAATTACATCAAGAGGCCCTCTAAAAGCATTACTAGCTTTATTTAGAGCATCACCATCTTTATTTTGACCATATAAAGGTATGTTTTTAGACATTGATTACCTCCTATTTCCAGACCGCATGGGCTTCAGGCATACGCCATTCCATCCCAGCTTCTGTTTGAATTAAGTCAACCCTTCGGTCAACACCACTATTCTCAAGAGTCTGAACTCCAACGTATACTGCTGTATCACGATTCAATCCATTACCAACCAAAGGTCTGTAAGCACATTGAGACATATTAATAGCAAGTATCTTAACTGCAGTTCCATCTAAATGAACATTGCGAACAAGATTCATTGAACCATAAGGAGTCATTACTTGAGTAACATCTAATCCGTAGACATTCTTTTTACCTGCGATACTAAAGTCAGCGCGACCAATACCATCACCTTGAGTACCAACTTTTTGCACATTAGCAGAAAAGTAACCACTTAGTTTATGCATCCAATTGTATGTATCAGTAGAACACATAAATAGAGTTGCATTTGCATTGTTGTAACGAGGGTCTAAGAATTGAGACATATCATCAAGAAAGTCATCTTGAGACTTTGTTCCAGTTCCACCAATACCTGAACCATCAAAGATATTACCATAACCAGTAATAAAGCTAAGAGCTCCTTCAGTATATTGTACTCCGTCTACAGTTCCTTGAGAACCAAATAATAATGATTGCTCAATATCGAACTTATGCTCAATTAACTTTTGTCTCCAAATCCTTGCAAATTCATTAGGTTCATACTTAAGAACAGTTGCCCTTGTAGTATTATCCATTGCCATTGCAGTTTTGAAGATTTGAGTTAATCCAAAAGCAGTTGAGAAAGGTTGGTCTTTCCAAGTTTCTGGATAACCAGAACCCTGAGCGTGACCATTTCCTACAACGTAACTTCTTGCTCCTTCTAGAACATTAGCGATGTTTGCGCTATAAACAGTTCCAAGAGGGTCATCACCACAATAACTTGCAAGATACTTAAAAGTAACTGCAGATATTGGTTTGATAACTGTACCACTTACAGGAGTCCAATATGCTGTCCTAGCTCCTCCACCTTCAGCAGCTCCATCAGAAAGGTCTGCAAAAGTTACAGAACCACTTTCATTATCATGAACTGTATCTATTTTAACAAGTATATACTCATCAACATCATTAGATGTTACAGCTGAACCCGCAGTCATTCCGCCAGCATCAGTAGAACTCATATTTACTTTTATTACTGCATCTTTAAGTAAAAAAGCAGGTTGCGTTCCAGATTCTCCAACTAGAATGTCATTATCTGTATTACCTATAATGCCACCTCTATTTCCAGCTGCTTTATAATCAGTAGCCATAAGTAATTTTACTTTATCGCCAGCAGAAGTTCCTAGAGCTCCATTTGAAGTAGTTTTTAATTCTGCTTCTGTAAAAACATTACTTCCACTATTGTAACCAATTACATAAGCATATCGTTTGTGATACGAATGTCTTTGTTCAGTAAATTTGAACTCAGGGTCATCCGTAGGTTTTTTTGCGACTTGAGAAACAAATCTGAAAAAAGGGTCTTGAGCTATTGAAAGTTCAGAAACTCTATCTCCAAAATTATATTTCCTTCTAAGGTCGCCTGTGTCTTTTAAAGTACCATCACTCCAACCTTGTACGTCAGAATAGGACTCCATGCCGAATACATCAGCCATTTTTATACCTCTTTAGTTTGAGTTAATGGCTAACAATATAATTTTATATACTGAAAGCCTTTTCTAGTTCACTGTCAGTACCCAAAATGGCATCAAAAACATTATCGTCTGCATTTTTCTCAACAGGAACACTACCTTGTGTTGCAAGGGTGCTTGGTTGAGACTGCACTTCTCTCATCTTGTTTTGAATTTCTTGTCTTGTTGAATCAGCAATTTGACTATCTCTGTTCTTACGATTCATTAAGTAATATATATCTTCAAGCTCTAAAGACTTACTTTTAGCAAAATCAGTAAATGTACTCCATTCTTCATCAGACATATCCATCTTTTGTTTGAATTGAGCTTCTTTAGCCATTTTTGCATTTTCGCTTTTTTGAGCTTGTAGTGTATTATTTAAACGACGCTGTACAATACCATCGATTGTAGCACCCATTACTTTTGCAGAATCGGAATCAGGTTTTTGAAATGCTTCATCAGGGTCAAAAACAAAATCTTCATCAAGATTCAGTTGTTGATTCATTGATTGTGGGGCCTGACCTCCACCCTCAAAATAATTTCTTACATGAGAAATTAAATTAGGGTCTTCACGCATAGCGTCTAGAATAGGCATATAAGGCTCAATTTCTTTTAGTTTTCCATTGAGTCTTTTAGCCTCTCTACTTGAATCGCTATATCGTTTTTGCAAGACTTCATTGTCATCTTGCGGTTGAACTTCTACATTGGGGCTCGACTGCGTATTACCGCTTTGTACCGAGGTTGGTTGTTGTTGTTCGTCTAATATGCCGCCATTAACTTCTCTATCTAATGATTCAAAAAAATCACTTGAGCCGTTCATAACTGCATCTTGTACGTTTGTACTTTCGGGGGCTGCTTGAGCGTTACCTACTTGTTCTGACATACTTTCTCCTATTTTAAGGTTATTTTAATTTAGCAACTATAAAATCTAAAATGCAATAATTAAGATTGCTCGTTTTGAGCAACGTCTTGCTTACTAGACTCCATGTCGTTTTTCATTTCGTCTCTCATTTTCTGAAACTCAACTTTTAACATTCCTCTTAGAAGTTTTTGTTGCGCTTCAGTTTCAAGAACATCTTTTCGTATTTCAGTATTCGCATCTCCTACTTTCATCTTAATACCTGCTTGTACTAATTGACGTTGTAGTGTTTCTATCGTTCCATCTTTTTCTTTAACGGCTTCTTGTATAGATTCTAATTGACCTTGCATTTGAGATAACATTGATTTTCTTTCAACGATTTTATCTTTGTTTCTAATGTCTGTTTCAGCTAACATTGCAATATCATCAATTAAACCAGATTGATACCATCTAAAATACTCTTCTAATAATGCCCATCTATTTAATGGTAATGTTGCGCCTGCAATTATTCTTATATCAAATCTTGCAGATGCATAGTCTTTATATTTACCAATAGCTTTACCATAATCATTATATAGATTT